CTTAGCCGGACAGGTTTCGTAGTAACGTGTGGGGCATGGAAAGATAAGTTCAGGAACAAACAAATGGAGTATGAAAAGAAACATTTCTTCTACAGTGATTTCAAGTGTAAGGTCGGACAGCACTTCGGACTTAAAAAATAAATGAAAAATAATTGATGTAAGTATTGTTTATCCAATTATAAGTTTTATATTTGAATCGTCAATTCAGACAAATTAAAAACTTACATCATGAAAGTCCAAATACTAAAACATAAAACCCAGACAGGGTGCTCAGGGGCAATAAAGGGAGGGATATTATTCAAAACTTGGGCAAATGTCCCACCACAGTTGTTTCCTGAATATGCCGACATGGCTTACATAATGGGGAGTTTCTTCTCTGTTGACAAGAAGGCCGGAACAATAGACGATTTCTTCTTTTGTTTCCATGATTATTTATTTTTGGTTATCTTCTCAAATTCTGCCTTTGCCTCAGGTAAACAGGTATCACCGTAAGCTGCACCAAAATTCCAAATTTCTTCAAGGGAGTATTTGTTTACACTTTCCTTTGGATCTACTTTCAAAGGAAGTCCTCCTGTGTAATTCAAACATGAGCTACAAAGGTCAATACATTGCTTACTACCACCACATTCTGATGATTGAAAGTGCCCGAGAAGAATTCAAGTTCCAATTGTTCAGTGAGAAGGATATCACTGAGGTAGAAATCGGTAAGATGGAAGAGATCGTGAAGAATTTGACAAAGGCAGAGGAATGCCCTCAAGACAATTGCCCGACTGAAAATTATGATCCTGAATTTGAATCCGGTTCTTGTATTGGTACTCCAGGATTGATACTATGTAAACAGTGTAAAAACTATAAACCAGAATAGCGATGGCAAGAGCAACATTTGTAAAATCAGCACAGAAGGACATCTACCAACAAGGTAAGATAGTAAGCTACGAAAGTGTAAAGGGTAAAAGAGCCGGACAAACATTGTCAAAGCGTGACCGGACAATACCAGCGGATGAGAACGATAAGGTATTCATTGCAAAGGGTGAACCGTATTATTGGTGGCAGTTTATGAACAGCCCAAAGCATTACAGTAAAGAGGCTCCTAAAGGCTCTCAACTCACTCAGAGCAGTTATATGTCACAATACCTTGGGTTACAAGAAGAGATCGGAGAATGGTCTCCTAGTGATGTTGACGAGGTTGTTTCCGGTGTGGAAGATTTCAAAGAGCGTTTGGAAACATTACGGGACGAATGTCAGGAATCACTTGACAATATGCCGGAAAGTCTTCAATACTCTCCAACAGGGGAATTACTTCAGGAAAGGATCGATGCATGTGAAAACGCTATCAGTGAATTCGAAAACATCGATTGTGATTATGAAGAGCCGGAAGAAGGGGCACAGGAATCCGACATTGAAGAACATCTTCTGGAGTGGATTAATGAAAGGGTAGAAGAAGTTCAGAATATCTCATTCGACTAACGATGGTTTACAATGAATACTTCCGGTCACCTAATACAAGGTGGGACGATATCAAACTTCGTAAAGAAGGAGAATTAGAAGCCGGTAAAAAGAAAGCAATCGAGTCATTCAAAAAGGCTCACTCAAAAAGGAGGAAAAAGAAATGATTGAAGCTTGGGTAGCCGTTGACAAAGACGGGAGAGAACATATTTACATGGACGAGCCATTGAGGAACAATGATTCTTTTGGGTCAGGATTAGCACAATATGTTCCACTCCCTGAAGGGTCTATTGAAAAGTTAACAGGGGTTAAATTAACATGGTCAGATGAACCAATTAAAATTGAAGGAGAATAATTTATGACACTATTCATTGCATGTATTTTGATTTACGGGTTCGATTTGCACCCAGCGTGGTATGTAGCTGCAGCCTGTCTGTGGATTGTTAAAAAAGTTTTTGGAAAATAATTGTCAAAAAGTTTCGTTAATTGTGATATAAGTTTTATATTTACATTCTCAAACAAAAAGTAAATGAACATAGTTTATAATATAGGGACTTACTTGTTGGGCATACCTTGCTTCGCTACTCATCAGATATACGAGAGCCGAGTTTACAATCCGGACGAAAGAGGAACCGGATTGGACCGCTGCCAGCCCAACGTCCCAATCATGCGTAACATCGACAAGTTGATGAGGGAGATTTTCTTTGACGGAGATACGGATTAAGGTGACATACGACCGGATGTAGATATCAAACTGTACCGTCACCTATAACCAAACTCCACAACATTGTATGTGGTTAGACTCATAAAAATTTCAACAACTAAAGCCTCCATTTAGAAGCATGGGTGGAGGCTTTAAAATTTGGGGATGTAGCTCAGCTGGTAGAGCAGGACTTAGCGGTCTTGGTCGGAGGTTCGAATCCTTCCTTCTCCACAAATGATTGATAAGAAACTTTTACAGAGGCTCTTCCTTGGAGGATGTCGGAGAACTCAGGACCGTTTATCAATCATTTACAAGGGCAAATTTCCCCTTAACAAACCATGAAAGCTGATGGGGAGGGGTGGGGATAGTTTTATAAGAGGACAGGTTGATCACTGAAATCATATAGAATTAGGGTTCGACTCCCAAATTGCCCACGAGAAATCCAACCGTTATGCCTGACCGAAAGGAAGGTTCGTGAAAGGACAGAAAGCAGGATGTCGGCCGGCAATGGTCAGTAGTGGGAGTTGTTCCTCCAGAACACACTACTGTAATGAATTTAAACAGCTAGGATCAATAACCACATTACCCAATGGGGTTCGTAAACTCAGAGAGTAAACTGTTTAAAAATTGGTAAAGAGGAGTTAGCGATTTAAAGACCCCGAACTCCTGCTACGTTCTTCCAAATGCGGGTAGACTCCCGATGGACAGGACACTGGGTTGCCCAGAAATGCAAGTTCGAATCTTGTACGTAGCACTTTGCGTTATTCGGAAACCCACATTTGGGTAAGAAATCTGTCCCAACTTTGACAGATTGAAGTTGTAATGGTACTTTCAACAACAGGGTTTACCCTGAGTATTTAACGTGATGGCCAAATGTGGACTCTAGCATACATCACAAAATTACAATGAAAGGCAAAGTAATACCAGCGTTAAGGCTCAGGCACTAATGTTGGTATTATCATTTATTCTGATTGATTCATTTGTTTTATAAAAAAGTTTTTTTAAATTTATAGCCTCGAAATTGATAAATTATAAAAGAAAACGAAAATGAATATTACACACGCACAGTTCGAAACCCTAATCCGTAGGGAAAACCCTGAGGTATATACCGAAGAACAAATGAACTCTTGGATTGAGAGCCAGAAAGAGGTTCTTATTAAATCTGAGGTTGATGAATTGAACGAGCTAGAGAAAGCCGCAGTTGATGAGTTTAACAGCGAATTCCCAACCTTTGTGAAAGTAACAGTGATTACCTCACCTTCCGATGAGAACTTGTTTAAGGGTCTGCAATATACGAATTTCTACATCCGTGAAAAGCAGGTTGAATGGAAAGAGGTCGACATTATCAAATCTATTGATGGAGTTGACGAGATTGAGAAAAGCCGTGAAGGAACTTATACAAACACAGCACACAACATGAAATTGGGTCGTGTAGGTGCAAAATTCGGACAGCACAGCGCTAAGGAAGAAGAGGGTGATTCGGGGGAGTCTAATGCAGAAAGAGCTAAATTTAGGAAGCTGGCTAAAGAAGGTAAAATTCGTCCAAGAGATTTTCGTGAAATGAAAGAAAGTTGGGCAGAAGAAGACAAGAAGTTTAAAGACGGAACTAAAGAGAATTCAGACAGGGTAAAGAAAATAAATGAAAAGGTAAGAGTAACTGAATTTGAAGATTTGGAGCTTGAAGATCAAGCTAAGATATTAAAGGAAGTATTTCCAGGTGGATCTAAAAAATTAATAGATCAGCATTTGATGAAGCCTTTAAGTTCGCATTTACCGGTTGATCAGAAAAAGATCAAAGAATTGATGTCAGATTATAATCATTAAAAAAAACATAAAAAGATGAAAATTTACAGAATTACAGACGAGGCCAACACTTGGTGGGCAGAATACAGAACAGACGGTATGCAGAATTCAATTTCTGAAAAGATCGTGAGCATCCGTAGTAAACATGCAGGACAAGCATTGAACCCAACAGACATCAGTGATGCTATGGTTATCTTAGGATTACCTAATCATGTAGGTGCCGATGTTTCTCAAGTAGGGTTGCTTGCTTTTTGTGTGGCGAATTCAATGAGGTTGCTGAAAAAATATGAATCTGAATCTGATTCATGGTTGAGGGTTAGTTCAGCTAAAGAATTTTTGACATTCTCAGTTCCAGGTCAGGTTGGGGAATCAGTTATCACAGATGGATCATCAGGTTCCATTGCTGTTAATGTGACTGCTGATACAGTTAAGACGGCATTGGTCCCAACATTTACAGTTCCATTCGGTGCTCATGTAAGTTACCCAGAAGGAGAAATTCTTGTAGTTGAAAGTGGAGTTGAAGAAATTGACTTCACGAATGAAGTTCTATTTAAGGTTTGGGATGAAGCCTTGACAGATAAAGATTGGGACATCACAGTCACCAACCTAAGTAAGTTGGCAGCAATCTCAGCATTTACTTTCCCACAGTCATCAGGTGCAGCTACTATTAATGAAGGAGCCGGAACAATCGCTATTGAAGTGGTTTTGGGTACCAGCTTAGCAGCCTTAGTCCCAACTATTACGAAATCAGCCGGATCAACAGTTTCCCCATTAAGTGGTGTTGCTGCTAACTTCACTGCTCCAGTAGTTTACACGGTTACGTCTCAGGATTTGACAGTAGAAAAAGAATATACTGTTACGGTTACAGTTGCATTGGCATAATTTTCCAGATTATTAGCTTAGTTCAGAGGGGTCGGAGTAACATCCGGCTCCTTTTGGAAATTGAAAGAATTGTTAAAAAAGAAAAATAAATGTCAAGAAAGAAAAAACAGTACATCCAGAAATCGGATCAGGTGATAAAGAAACTTGACATCGGACAATATGATCAAATGATCAATAAACTTGAAATCGAGAAATCCTTGGCATTACAGGAGGCTATTGAATCAAGGAATCCTATTGACATTATGAAAGCACAGTCATACCTAGGGGAGCAGAAATCAAAGGCACAACAGGGTGTTACTCGTGGATTTATGTTCGATCCATATAATGCACAATTTACCGGACAGGGTTACAAACGTGAAACAAAGAAAACATCCTTTGATACGTTAAAGAAAGTCGGGGAATTGCACATAGCCAAAATGGTTAAAAAGACAAGGATAGATCAGGTTAAGAACTTCTTGAAATTTTCGTTTGACGAACAGAAGGAAGGGTTCACCGTAAGAAGGAAAAAAGGACTGTTCGATGATGAAAAGGATCTGACTAAGGAAGATAAAGTAATTGTCGAAATGATTGTTAAGTTCCTTGAGAATTCAAAGAAACCAGCGGAAAAAAGTGAAAAGAAATCAGCAATTAACTTCGACCCGACGAAATGGGACATCTTTGATGACTTAGACGAGTTTGTTACAATGATTTTAGATGACTCGTTAACTTATGACCAGCTAACGTTTGAATTGCAGAGGAACCGTAAATTCGAGCTAATTTCATATAAGGCAATTGATGCTTCTACTATCAGGTTGTTGGACACCATTGACCCACGGTTTTGGAAAGACGCAGAAAAACAATACGATTTAGTAAACGGTTACCTTCCACGGTATGCTCAGGTGTGGGGTTCAGAAATTCAAAAGAACCCATTCACTAATGAACAGATTGTTTACTACCCATGGGAATTGGGATTCGCCACAAGAAACAGATCTACAGACATATTCAAAAATGGATATGGAACTTCAGAACTTGAAACATTGGTTCAAATCATTACGTGGTTATTATACGGAATGGAATACAATGGTAACTTCTTCAAGAACGGTTCAAACCCACGAGGATTCTTAAACATTAAATCCGGCTTGGGTGGTCAGGACAGTATTAATGACTTCCGTGAAACTTGGCGTCATATGCTTACCGGTTCACAGAACAGCCATAAGATACCCGTATTTGAGGGAGCTGATTTGGAGTGGACAGATTTACATCAGAACAATAAGGACATGGAATTCAACGTGTGGATAGAATTCCTGATGATCATGTTCTGTGCAGTGTACACAATAGACCCATCAGAAATGGGTTGGAACTTCAAACAAGCAAGCCAGACATTCGGACAGGACGGACAGAAAGAGCGTTTACAACATTCAAGGGAGAAAGGCTTAAAGCCACTATTGAAGTTCCTTGAGAAGGTTATTTCTAAGTATATTGTGTCAGAAATAAACGAAGAATTCGAATTTGTATTCACCGGTATTGATTTGGAAGATGATGAAGCAAAACTGGATAATATTGACAAGGCATTAAAGGCCGGAGTAACTTCATTCGAAAAACAATTCGAAGCATTCGAAGGGGAGAAATATGATCCTAAGAAACATACTATTTTGAATCCAGTATTCCAACAGGCTCAGCAGATGAAAATGTACGGTGGGGAGCAATCCAACGGAGCAGTTGATGAGATGAATCCTGGAAGTGAAGATGAAGGAGTACAAAATCCTTTTGACGAATATGCAAAGGCAGAACAATCAAATCCTATAGCAAATGAAATGCAGAAATATATTAACAAAGCATTTGGGGTCAGGGCGACAGCAGAGAGTTAGAATCATGACATGGTGGGAATATTCAATTATTCCCATTGCATTGATAATGGCGGTAATGTTGTTGAGGTTAGCTGAAATTGTTTTTAAAATAAAAATAGGGTAATGGATAAAGAACTTGAAAAAATTATTGACGATGCCTCAGTGGATTTCAAAAACGAATTCAACCTATTATGGACATCAACAAACTGTTGGGATAGAACCACAGAGTCAGCAATAGAAAGAGACAATGAAATAAGGAATCTTTACAAGAGAGAATTCAAGTTCCATATCAAGACCCTGTTCAGAAAATACACAAAAGAAGAATTAGAAAAATTATTAAAAGCGATTATAAACGATGGCAACAACTAAAACCGATATTTGGACTCCGATAATCAGCATAGTAGCTATAATTTTATTGGTATCTACTGTGGTGAACATCACCACTAATTGGGGAGTGAAATCAAAGCTAAAAGAATCAACGAAGAAGGAAATAACTTTGTTGAAAGAAATGCAACAGAAAACAAAGTTAATTGATTCACTTGAGGTCGAAATTAACCGTAGGGACGACGTTATAGCTCATACAGTGATCACAGAATTCACATTACAACAATTCAAAGACAAATATGAAAAGAATCGTAATAACATCAGTAATATGCCTCTTGATTCAGCTATCAGCTATTTCGCAAAGCAAGTTGGTAATTAATGGGGATACTGTAATAACAATCACCCAGAATCAGCTACGTTCGGCTAATCAACTGTTCAGTGAAAGATTGATGTATCAGGAATATAGTGACTCCTTGTTCCTTCAGAATGGCAGACAAGAATTGAAATCAATGATGATTGGACGGCAGAACGATTTAAAGACGAAAGAGATTGTTCTAATGAAAGAAAATTTATATCTTTGTGACTCAATCAACAAAATAAAAGAGGAAAAAGTTATGCTTCTAAATAAAACAATAAAAGCAGAACAGGCTAAAAAGACTAAATCATTTTTTATAGGAGTAGGCTCAGGATTTGTAATTGGTATTTTAACCGCAATTTTGACAGGTATTAGTAAATAAATGATGTTATGCCACCAGCCAAAAAAGAAGAAACAAACGACTTCAGACTATATCTGGATGAAAAATTTAATCACGTCCATTTCAGATTAGATATAATTGATACAAAGCAATTAGAAGCAGATATTGCAATCAAGGAACTTGCACATATCATAGATTCTACAAGGATAATGGAATCTAATCGTTGTGTTTCATGCGAAAACACGAGAGAAATTAAACAGATCAAAATATTTGTTAATGAAATAATGTTCATCAAAAAATATTACAAGGTATTCGCACTCGCTGGGGTGGTTGGATTTGTCGTTATGGTTTATAGCAGTATTCAGGCGTATTCAGGCATAAAGGATATTGTAAAACAAGAAGTTCTGCAGTTCGAGGAAATAAAAGAGACTAAGGCAGCAGTAAAAGTAAATTCCGGTGTCATAAATAATAATGCGGAAGTCCTAAGAGAGCAAGTAAAAATTAACGAAGAGAAACCTTAAATAACAATAATATGAATACACTAAACAGTAATCTGATATTATTCTTAAAAGAGAATCTACAAAGGTTATTTACTAAGAGCCCAATGTTCTTCAAAATATGGAGTTGGATTTCGTTGTGTTTAGTTTTGATAACCGGAGTTCCTGACTTGATAAATTCATTATCAGGAATTGTAGTAATCCCCGATGTATGGAACGCAAACATTACTCAAGCCGTTGCTTGGGCATCTAGGGCAGCGTTATTCATGTCATTGCTAACTACTCAATCCAAAACAGTTGCTCAGACTGACGAGGGCACAGGGTTAAAGAAAACAGATTCTGCAGCGTTACCATTTACTGCGAAGGTTGAAGCTAATGTAGCTGAAAAACAAGAAGAATCCGTCCCAATAATAAACTTACCAACAAAATAATGGACAAGAAATTCAAAGGCATAAAACCACATATGGTTGACCCTATTCGTAACCCCAAGGTAATTGTACCGCTAGAAAAGGAATTCAAAGATTCCTATAAATTACAATTGGGAAAAATGCAAGTAGACATAGCTAAATCTATGGTTGACATGAAAACAAAATAAGAAAATGAGATTATACGTTGATTCCAACAATGCTCTTTGGATTGATAATAAGATTATCACAGGAGCAATACAATTCATTCAGACGTCTGACAAGATATTTGACATTCTGTTAACTTCTGGGGATCCAGTTCTACCGTGTGCACCTTACCCATTCAATATGGATGAATTCAAAGTTGAAAAAGAGAATAGAACTTTCTATTCAGATACTGATGAGATATTGTCGGCATTATCTTATTTCATGCAGACTTCATCAGGGGGTTCTGGGTCTGGATTTGGGAAAATTTCATTGACAGGTGTCGACCTTCAAACTGATTATCCTGTTCCTGATGACCATAAGAATTTAATTGATATGAACAAACCAATTATAACTTTGAATCCTTTTGAAGTTGAAGCAGTATTATTAATGGTTGGAGAAGTAAAAACTATCCGGTTCACTACCGCTCCCTTGGAAGGAGATTTACCAACAGTAATTTACAATAAAATCTAGATATGAAAAAAATAATTTTAATAATTTGCTTATTAGGAATATTCCTAATGGCAGCGGTTACAAGTCTAAAGTGGAGGCAGATTTCAGATGTTACTACAACATTAACTGAGATAAATTTTGTTCATGGATTAACTTCATCAATTCAAACTCAGTTAAATGGGAAAATAAATACAGCGGATGCAGACGCTCGTTATCTACAAATAGCAAACGGAGATACTGCTGATTATTTATCGGCTACTGAAACACAAACTAAAATAGACAGTATTGGGGGTTTTATACCAGAAAATAAACTACAATTTATTGTAGGAGTTACGGGAGGAGCAACTACTAAGAATGGCGACTCAATACTTACGCTAACATCTATAATTAATAGGAGAGTAGATGTGTATAGAAATGGTTTAAAGTTGTACCAGAATGCAACAGCAACAAACGGACAACTTGGATATAGATTCAACTCAGTAACAGGTCAAATTGTTTTTAGGCCTGTTTTAGCAACAAATGACAAAGTGATTATTGAAGATCAAAACATAAATAATTGGACAAATCAATATTTGCCTCAAAACTTTTTTAGGTATTCTGGAGATTTAACAACATCAACAGAATATTGGCTTCCTAATTCAGGAACATTGACCGATGCTAATTCAGGAATTGATTTAGATGGTCAATACACTCTTGATAAATTTACGGGTACTGCTTCTGATAGTAGGTTTATGTATTATTATGGTGGTACTGAGTTGGTGACAACCCCTTCCACTGAATATATATTGAGTTTTGATATAATTAAAGGTACTCTACCTAATTTGATAGCATATATATATAACACAACAGGGTCATCTGTAATTTATAATTCAAGTTATTTAACTCAGGTATCTACCGGAAATGTAACAAGAGTCACCATCACATTTACAACGCCAGTAGGATGTATAAAAACCAGAATATATCCAATTTATGGTGGTGGTATTGGGTATGCGTGGTTTGGTAGAATGAATGTTAGTTCAAATGGATTTGGTTCTAATTACGTGCTTACAACAACCACTCAGAAAAACTAATATGAAAAATTTATTATCATGGATATTGCTAGCAATGTCATTTTCTGTAAGTGGAACAAATTATTATGTGAAAAATACAGGGAATGATTCTAATTCTGGACTATCCGATAGTCAGGCATGGGCAACACTAACACACCCGATCAACAATTCATTTTCGGGGGGTGATACTATATTTTTTAAAGCCGGAGGTACTTTTACTTTTAGCGAATCATTTACATTTCAAAGATCAGGAGCATTAGGTAATAACATTGTTATTACATCATACGGCGTAGGTGACAAACCTATTATTAAAGGATTTGGTGAATGGACTGAGTGGCTTAATCAAAATAGTTGGACGCAATACTCTTCTGGCGTTTGGCGTATGTCGTGCGCTTACGCATTTCATCGACTTTGGATTAACAATGTTGAAAAAATGGAATGCCAAACAACAGCTCTAACAGTTGATCAGCCTTGGAAAATTACAGGTGGTTATTTGTATATAAAATCAACTCTTAATCCAACATTAGAATTAAGTTCGATTTCCGTTAGCGCACCCACAGGAATCACAAGCGCAATTTCGCTTACAAACATTTCTAACGTTAAAATAAATGGGATAAAAACAGATGGTGGAATAAACTCTATGCGTTTGATTAACTGTAAAAATATAACTATTGATAATTGTGAGATTGGTTATCGCACTTCGCAATTTGGTATATATATTTCTGCAACTGTTGCCGATTCATCATCAAATATCGTCATTACTAATAATATATTTGAAACAGGAAATTCCTTAAAATATTTATATTATCGTGGCTACCATTCAACCGCTGATGCTGTTTGGTTGGGACAAGGTTCTGTAAACTGTAAGATTTATAATAATTACTTTAATAATTGGAGTCATGCTGCAACCCAATTAATTCAAATTAATACAGACTATCCATTTCACGGAAACGAAGTATATAAAAATTACATCACAGCACCGCTTGTTGATTATTCGAGAGGGTTTGTTGCGTATTTTTCAATCAATGCGTATGATAATTCAATTCACGATAATATTGTTACAAATACGACAATACAGAATCAGATTGAAGGTTATGGACTGAAATTTTACAATAATATTATTGACAATGTTTCTGAGCCAGCATATTCAGAGAAATATGGAGAACAAAATGCAATCTCACTAGAGGGAACGTCCACGCCATCGGCTTACGCTGAAATTTATAACAATACGCTGCTTAATTGTGATTACACTGGAATACGAATATTAGGCGGTTCGATTGATAAATCCCATCTAAATATACACGACAACAATATACTCAACAATGGGAATGGAACTAATTATCATTACGGATACCAGATGATTATATTTTCAGGATCAGGAGTCAATAATGAAACTTATTCAAATAATCATTTTTCAAATGGAGTAACTACTAATCTGGTATCCTACAATGGTACTGGAATGACTTTAAGTGCTTTTAATTTAGCTGATACAAATGGTGATGTAATTTCAGGCAATGATAATATTATTAATTATTCAATTCCGGTTACGACAAATTATACCGCAACGATTCAAAATTTACATTTTTACTACAATTACAATCAAACAACATCGAAAAATATAACAATTACTTCAGCTAATCAGGTTGATGAAAATGGCGTAAAGTATCCAATTGGGAGTGTGGTGTCAATAGATGGATTAAGTTCTAGAATATTATTTACTGATCCAAATCCAGCATCTAATCCTTTTGGTTGGAATAAAGCAAGAATACTACCTAACGGTAAGATACCTATTAATTCGCGCAATGGATATAGAGTAATGGTAAAAGAATAATAAAGCAGCAGAAAAGAAATGATATTTACTCCAAATCAAATAGAGGAACTTCTGTCTATACTTGATTATCACCATACATTTGTAATTGCAACAAATTTGGGTGCAAGTGTATTGTCAGAGTATGATAGAAACTTATTGAAGGGGTTTGGCATTGATCTTGATAAAATAAATTCAACAACTCCGTTATATGAGAAGATGTTCCTTTTCGGTAGGCTTACAGCCGTCCTAGGGGATTTAAATTCTAAACAGGTGGATTATTCTGACTTCTCCAAATTCGTTAAGAGAGGTCAGTATATCCCCTTGAATGAAAGGGAGAAATTTGAACTTGAAATTGCTAAGCGTAAAACATACACCCACCTAAAGGGAATAAGAGAAAAAGCAAAAGGAGAATTTGAAAGTATAATTATTGGGGAAGAAAGAAAAAGTAGGGGAGAATACGAATCAGCTATAAGTGAAGAAACAACAAAGGGAGTAATTGATCGTAAAGCGGTTTCATCAATAGTAAGTGATTTAGGCCATAGGTTCGAAAATTGGCAACATGATTGGAACAGGATAGTTGAGACTGAAATGCAGAACATCTACCAGCAGGGGGTTGCAGAAGTTTTAAAGGAAGTTTACGGAGAAGAGGTTGAAGTATACAAAACTCCATATCCATTAGCATGCAGGCACTGTATTAGGTTGTATTTGACAGAGGGGATAGGGAGCAAGCCAATTGTATTTAAACTTAAAAATCTTGAGGCAAACGGAACGAATATTGGGAGAAAGGTTCCTGAGTGGAAAGCAACCGTAGGGACGATTCACCCTTTCTGCAGATGTCCATTAAAATACAAACCAAAGGGGTATATTTGGGATGAAGGTAAACAAAGATTTGTTATCCCTGAACACATTGAAAGGAGAGTTATACGAACATCAAAAATAAAAATTGACGTAGGAGATAAAGTCTTTGAGGTATAAAATATTAGAATACGGAAAAATTTTTATATATTTATATCCTCTAATAATAATTATTAGAAAATTAAAAGAAATGAATATATCCAGTATCAAAAGATTTTTTGGATTTGAGGCACCTGATGGCAAAATCGAAAGATATGCTGAGGTGTCTAAATCGTTTAAAGCTGTCAACGATGAGATTGATCAATTGGCTTCAGATTTCTTTATTGAGAAATCAAATCATGATTCTCGCCTAGACTGGTATTCAGAGAATGATGAGATAAAAGATAAGGTGGAATCAAAGTTTAGAGAGTTTGTGTCTGAACACAAAAGTTCAATTCGTAAAGCAAAAAAGCAGTTCAACAGTTTGAAACAAGAAAAGGAAGAACTTGAATCGGATGAAATAATCAAAAAGTCAATATTTGAAAGAGGGGAAATAGAAGCCAGAACAAAAAAAGAACAGGCTTACCAAAAGATCAAGAAATCTTACCAAGACGGAGATATCTCATTATCTTCATTCAACCAAATTATTAAGGGTATCACAAAGGATGAAAAAACTAAATACGTAGATTTTATCCTGTTTAATGAATTTGGAGAATTGTTTCTTATAAAAAGATCAGCTTGGGAAGTTGATGACAATGCCGGTGCGTGGGTAGTTCCAGGAGGCCATGTAGATCCAGGTGAAGATTTTAAGACCGCAGCTATTCGTGAATTGAATGAAGAATCAGGTTTCAATGTTGATGACGCAGATAACGTGGGCAGCTATGAAGATGATCATTGCCACATTGAATATTTCCAAGCCACAATAAATTCAAAAGAAAATACTCCAGTATTACAAATGTCAGAGGCACGTGACTGTAAATGGTTGCCACTATGTGACCTTGAACAACAGGCTATGGTATTCAATATGCGGGAAAATTTAATGAAGATCCTTGGTATTGAGGAAACCGGAAAACATAAAGAAATAATAAGAAAAGATATGGACAGTTCAGAAATTGATGATTTAAGAAAAGAAAGGGCAGGAGTTTTGAAGAAAGCTATGCACAATGATTTATTGAGTCTGGCAGAATTCGCTAAAGCAATGAAAAATTTAAGCCATTTAGTCCCACGAAAAGTACAGGTGACATCTAAAGATGGTACTTCCCATCAGGCAATTAGGTGGGTAAACCCTTCAACAGAAGAATCTGAAAAATTAAATGTGGCAATAAAGGAAAAGAACGTTGTGCCAAAATCCTCAGATTTCGAACAATCAGTAGCAAAAGTGATGTCAAGTTCAATACCTTCAAATGACAAGGTAAGAAATTTGATAAACTTAGGTATCTTTGACAAGAAGATTTTGACCTTATTAACAGGGTCAAGCTATACAGCCGTCAGTTTCTATGTGAATAAGGAAACAGAAATTGACGAAGAAACATTGAATGATCCGGAAGTTGAAGCATTAAAGGCTAAGATCCGTGAGGAACAAACAGTTGCAGATACTTCTGAAGGACGTGAATCTTCAACCTTATTACGTGAAATCCCACTTGATGAAATTTGGGATAATTACGAAGATAATATTGAGGCCGTTATTTTAGGCCAACATAAATTCGCAATTGGATACGGTTCCGGTGGGGTAGGTAAAACTTATACCTTCAATCAGTTGGCTAAGAAAATGGAACTTCGGGAATATAATAACGAAATCCAGCCGACCAAAGACCAATACGATTTTGTTAGAATCGGGGGTAAGATCACTCCAGCTCAGGTTTATGCTATGATGTATCGCCACCGTGATAAATTGCTTCTATTCGATGATTGTGATTCATTCGTTGCAAATTCAGAGGTTGAAGGATTCTTAAAATCAGCACTGGATACAGGAGAATATACTCCGGTATCAAATTTATCAGGAGCAACTCTTTACAATATTCAGGGAGACAAAGAATCAGGGAAGATACCTTCCACCTTCAATTTCCTTGGTAGAGTGATTGTTATCACAAATCTACGAACAAAGGATTTGGAGCCGGCAATAAGGTCGAGAGCATTGTGTAGCAACCTTACAATGACTGTGGATGAAACAATGGAAAAACTTGGCTTGATAAAGGACAAAATAGTTTTCTACGCAGCCGATAAAACATCTGAAATTGATGTTCCTAACGAATACAGGAGCATGGCTTATGATGTCCTTAAACAGCATAAAGACCGTATAGGATCAGGGATAAATACTCGTATGTTCGGTAGTGCAGCTTTACAAGCTATGATGTCAGCAGGTAAGGGGCATAATGAGGACAGGGTAAAAAGAACAATTCTTTCTAGTTACCTGAATTCTCTTGAAACAAGTGATATTGACAGATCAAGTAAAAAATAAGAAACCATGATAAGTTTAATAAAAAGTATTGATTTAGGCTCGCTTACAGAAGAACGGTTAGAACTGCTATTGAAGAATGAATTATACATAAATATTGATTCTCCTTTCGCAGTTGAGATTATTGAAGAGTTAGAATCAAGACAACAGATGGCATAATGGCAAAGGAATTCCCTGTAGGGACAATTAGACATTGGGAAGCCGGTGACGTCATAAAGGCGCATGACCCAATCCACCCATATTCAAGTGGATGGATACCATTGAGAACTTCTGAAGAATTGGAACGTATTGGGAGAAGTTGTGATTCAGCAGCATCTACAGTAAAAACATATAAGTTACCAATCAACGGTGAAAAATTCCTCGATCATGAGATCGATGGTTTTGAGGATGAAGACGAAAACAAGCCATTCGTAGCTGATGATTTTAAACAGTACGAAGGGTTCTACGGAGCAGGACATTATTCGTTCAGGAACGAGTTCTCAAAGTTGTTCATGCAAAATGCCATGAACCTTGACAAGTTTGTTGCTAATGCATTGGCTGATGAGAATGAAAGCCGTGGGGGGAGCAGCAAAGAAGATCTTTTATCCCCTGAAGATAAGAAAGAAATTCGTGCCGCTGCAAAAAGAAATTTCAAATCATCCGACAATCTTTTCACTGTAAAAAAAGCAAACGATTTAAGAGGAATAATTGAAAGAACATTTGTTCAAATCAAAGAGGGTTTAAATTTTACAGACGAGACAAAGAAACAGGTATACGAAGATTTCAAAGTTGTAGCTGACAGTTTACCGGATAATTATGACAGGATAAAAATTAAAAGAGCAGCAAAGAATGCAGAAATTTTAAAGATTAACGAAACATTCAGCGACAATTGGGGTGTGCGTGAAAGCTGCAAAGATTATATCAATAAGAAATTCGATGAGTATGTCAAGAAATATTCGGACCAAATAGCAAAGGATTCACTTGATGATCAAATGGAATTGTTTGGGGTTACAGTAGACATGGATACAGATGAGTTCTACGGTAAGATTTATGCAAAGATCGGGGAGACAGGCGAAGAATATGAGGACTTCAAGGAATTGATTTATTTACGATTCTTAAAGAAATTTGATAAGAGCGTAGAAGGGGATTGGAGGTTAGAACACTTGCCAGCTATTCATAACCTTGAATTAGCAATTAATAATCTGCCAGCCGGACATTTCCTAACAAACGAACAACTGACCCTAATAACGAACAAAAATTACAAGGGAGGGTCATCCGGAGGTTATGCTTGGTACAGTGCCGATGAGAAAAGAATAAATTTCTCGGCAAGTTGTATTGACCGTGGAACTACGTTTGGGGTGTTAGCTAACCCTACAGAATTCAAATCAGTTCTATACCATGAAATAGGCCATTCAGTTTCAAAGAAATTAGGCCGTGAAGAATACTACGATTATAAGAAATTCGTGGTTGAATGTGGTTGGAGTTATGATAGTCCTGAACTGCGTGCTGGAATGAAGGCCACAGGGGATGATGATGATATCCACAGGTCAGGCTCAAATGCGAACATAAATTTGATTTCGAATTATGCAGGTAAATCACCTGAAGAAGCATTCGCAGAATATTACAGTTTTTACGCTTCAAATAAAGAAAGGCTAGACAAGTTCCTAATTGCAGGTGATAAGAATTTCTTACATGAACATAAATTGCTTCTATCCGATGCCTTAATTTGTCCGGATCCATATTCTTCTTTTCTGAAACTGACAATTGGTAGCCTTGGT